GTCTTTTCGGTTCGTAAGGAACCGGCATTTTCATTAGTAAATCTGCCATTTTGTATTTGTTAAATTTTTTGTTATTTTATACTTCTTATAAATATGTGTTATTTGGAAATAAATTTATTTTTGGTTAGGTACTTGATTTTATCAATTATTTTTCGTAGTTTTTTACAAACCCTCCAGTATTCTAGTTCCAGTAATAAATAATATATCTATTTTTTAATAATTTATTCAATATTAAATAAATACTAGTATAACCAGTTCTAGATTATACTAGTATATACTGGGTGCAGTAAAACAATCCAATCATTATACAAAAGGTTCCACGTGGAACGTTCCACAAATAAAGAAGGAGGTCCAAAGACCCCCTTCCTATTTTTATATCTCCTTTTAGATTAGATATTCTCAAATGAGGCTCCTGTTGGAGTGATTACAAATTCAACATCAATAAATTCAAGAGAACGAGTAGGTTTAATATAAATTTTACCTCTCAATGTGTTTGCATCAATATCTTCTGGGTCACTAGAAACAGTAACTTTGAATTCGTACAAACCTCTTTCCTTTTTAATTGAATCCAAGATAGGGTTAACCAATCTTAAGAACTCTTGTCTTACTTGCTCGTCATTTTGTTCAAATAACAATCTTACCGCAACTGCTGAAATTAATTTTCTTGCTCTCAATAATAATCTTCTTACGTTGATTCTATCCAATGCAGATTCTCTTACTTGAAGTGTTTTGTTACCCCAAATAATTGTACCTGTATCAGAGAAAGTTGCAATTGGGTTGATTCTATTCTTATATAATTCATCTCTTTCGTCTAAAGTTAATTTTTTGGTTGCTTTAATGGCATTTACCAAACCTCTTGAATAACCCGCGACTGCGAACCAAGGATAAGAAACGTTGTCGGTTAATGCGATATTCTTCAATACCTCACCTGTTGGTGGGATATATAGTTGAGTTGCATTATCCGTATCTCTTACTTGAATCCAAGGCCAATATGTTGCAGAATAGTTAGAATCAATAGATACTGTATCTAATTCACCAACAACGTCAGCAGCTGCGGTTGTTCCCGTAATGTTAGGAGAGTTCATAATGTATAATGAATCTGCTCTATCATTCTCAATCATATCAATTGCTTGATTAACTAAAGAACTATGGTCACGGAAGTTAATACCTGGAGTTGCAAATACGTTAATATCAACCGCTTCAGGGTTAGCAAATGTGTTTATAGCGTCTAAATAAGCATAATAGTCAGAGTTTCCATTATCAGCGTTAAACACCCCACTATACGCACCAGTTGTTTTATTATTGTTGTAAGTTGTTTTACCAAATATATAACCGTCGGTGTTGGTTCTTGATGTTCTATAGATATCCCAACCATCTGTACCTCCACATGTTGCAAATGTAAATTTACGATATGCAATATTTTCTAACGCTCCTTTTGTTATACCTTCTAAATCGTAAGGTGTACATTGGTATGTAGTTCCTGTAATATCGGTAGCATTAACAGATAAGTGGAATCCGAAAGTTTCAGTTGTACCACTTGTACCTTTATATTTAAATAAATCCTTATCAAATCCGACTTGTGATGATAATCCTAACATTACTTTCTTTACCTTATCACCTGACTCAATATTTTCAGTACCGTCTGCGTTATATGTTACTACATCACCAGCATCGATATATTCAGTTTTATAAATTACACTACCTAATGTTGTTCCACTAAAGTTTGCATTATTAACAAATCCTTTAAATCCTGCAGGGAACGCATCCGATGGATGATTATCAGCTAAAGATAACATTATATATTTTGAACGTAATTCGTACTCACCATCGGCGGTACCTATTTTTCTACCAACAAAACCTGGCATGTCAGGATTCATAGAACATCTTGAATATTTTTCAAGAACAACCATATTGTCATCAGTATCGTTAAAATCACGAACAACAATGTCAAATTCACCTGAATCTAAATTAATGTTTTGGATTGTTATTTTAACTTGGTAGTTAGAACCTTCACCGTCTGAAATTGTTATTACTTCAAATAAATCTGAAACTTTTCCACCACGAACTTCTGAAACCACCATTGGAGATAAAGATGTTGACCATTGACCTAAAAAGTTAGAACCTTCATCATTAAAAACTTTAGTTGTACTTAAACCTCTAATCAATCCTCTTTCATAAGCGGATTTAACTAAATTAGGATAAGATTCATAAACATAAAGAGGAAAATCTTCATATGACTTGTCAAATACATCAGAACCTAATACTTTTTTAATGTATTTTGTTGACGTTGTATCTAAAGTACAATTAAATGATTTTGCACCTCCTGTTGTTCCTGTAACATTAATTTGAAATTCACCTAATGGATTTAATTCAATATCTGTAACTTCGGCCAATGAAACTTGTGTGGTGCCCGTAACTTCATAAGTTAATATCTCTGAAGCATAACGACCTCTTGATCTTAATGTTGCCACAGATATACTATCATAATCGGTATTAACCTCAGCACCAAATGTGTATTTTACAACATCAAATCTAGTAGTACCTGAATTCCAAGCAAATTTATATGAATAAAGTTGATTAATTGTTGCACCTGAATTAAAGAAAGTATTGTACCATTCTTTATTATTAGGTGTTTCACTGTATAGTTTACCTGTTAAAGGCGATACAACTTGTAATGTCGTACTAGGTAATGTTACACCTGAAGGCATTAAACCAATTGTAAACCATTTACCGTCATCTGTAGTTGTAAAACCACTAAAATTTGATACTATATAACTTGTTATAGATACTCCTTCTGTTGAAGTTTTACCCGATAACTCACCATATATTGTACTTCCGGTAATTGTTGCGGTTGTTGCAGACATAGTAGTACTTCCAGACGTACTATAACTTGAATCCCAAGTAGCACCTGTTGGTGAAATACCACCTAATGTTTTTATTGCGAATGTTTTACCTGCTTTATATCCAGTCAATCCAAGTACTCTTGTTACGAATAATTGGTTTGACTCTTGTAAATAAGATTTAGCTACGTAAGGTAACTCATATTTTGGGTTATTAGATCCGTCTCCATATTTTTCTGGAGAGGTACCGCCAAAGTATGTTTTGAATTCGTCGAAGTCTCCTATTAAAATTGGTTCGAAAGCTGGACCTTTTAAGGTTTCACCTACTAATCCCAATGTTGTTACTCCGACACTTTGAGCCACGAATGTTAGATCCTTCTCAGATGTGTAGACACCTGGAGAAACGAATACTCTGTTTGAATTTGCCATCGATTGTTGTTTGGTTAATTATTTTTATTAGTTATTCTATAAATATCTTTGTTTTTACCAAAGATTTCCGTACTTTTCTTAAAAAAGATAGTAAATTATCTTTTTATATCTAAAACTATCTTTCATTATGGAAAACAAACAGAAAAATGTAAAAATCAGTGAAAAACACCACGAGATGTTAAAAGTCCATTGTGAAAAGAACGGATTAAAAATTTACAAAGTCTTAGAAAAATTTATAGAAGACTTGTGTAAACCAAAAAAGAAGGACATGTATGGTGATGATTAATAAAGATACGTAACCCCTATTCTTGACCCAATTACAGGTGCACCACTCAACGTTATTCTTTGGTCACTAGTTATATCAAAACCTGAACCTTCCTCTTGTAATAGACCGTTTATGTCTACAGTTATGATACTATTGATGGAGTTATGTAATGTAAATTCTAATGTTGATCCATTATATGTAAAATATTCCGTTGTAACTTGTAATAAGGAACCATAAGTGTCGATAATTACACTATTTCTACCCTTATAATATGTTATGGCAATCGAACTACCTTCAGGTGGTGGTTCAGAAAATGTAATTTTTGATGTGTATGCGACGTGAAAATAATCCGTATCCCTCTCTTGTACAAGACCGTTTACCGATGCGTTGAATAACGTTCCTATACTTTCACCAACACTAAATTGTGTTTGAATTCCATCAGCAGGAAAAGTGGCCACAGTTACATCAATTAACTTATTAATAAATTTTTTACTGCCTGGTTTTTGATTTATAAATTCATTTAATAGAAAAAATCTACTAATTGCCGGCTTAACCTCAAATTCCTCACTATCTATTAAAATACCCAACATTACAAATTTATAATTTTGAATATAAAATCTACGACCATCAACTGTATCTATAGGACTATTATCTTCAATACCCTCTAAAACTATTGGTATGTAATGTCCTTTTACAGATGTGTAAGCCTGTCTTGAAGAGAACTTTTGTAAAACAATTTTATTAAATTTATTTAAATCCCTAAATTTATGACACACTATTGTAACCTCAAAAGTTATATCCACAGCAACTGGTTGTGGCATTTTATATATGTCGGCACCAATTTGTGTTCCGTTCCATGTTGGGACAGATGCATAATGGAATGTTCTTCTATCAGGTATTGTTCTTTGTGTTACAGGATTCGTACCTGGCTGAACGTCAGGTTTTCTAATAATTGCAATAAATGGTACTTTAACATTACCATCGTCATCAGAAAACTCCCAATTGTTTGCAAATTCACCCCATCTTTGTATTGTAAGTATTTTTGGTATGATTGGGATTTGATTCCCATCAGATACAACAACAAAATTTGTTTTTATAAAATCTAACATTCCACCATCCAAATCATCATGAAGTATAGAATCAGGTAAATAGGAATCTGACTTGGTAATCCTATCCAATAATTCCTGTCTTCTCTCCATAACTCGTTCACCTTGGAACGATTCTTTCGCACCACCATAAACATCAATGTTGTTTTTTCTTTTAGGTATTCCCATGTTATACTCCTCTAAATTCGTTTTGTTGTGTTGGTACGCAAACTATAGTTCTATAATGTGGTTTGAATCCAAACATTTTGTGTTTATTATCTGAGGTTACCTTACCATCATTTGAGACAGTATAAAACCTCAATTTCTCCTCCGAATCGGGATAACCAATATAATCACCGTACTTAATATCCACATTCAATTCTTCCAAATGTGTTATATAAACCGACAATGTTAAATTTCCCGGCTCATTATATCTAACCATACCAGATTTATATGTAACATTCTTCGGTTCTTCAATTTTAACCAATGCATTAATCTCAACAGGTGGAAAGTACTTTATCTCATCCGCACCCGCTTCAGCATAGACCGCGTCATTGTCTGTTTTACTCCTATCGACACGATAAAGGACTAATTTCATGTTTAAATCCCCATGAAGATATTCCCTACCCATTTGAATATTGATATCAAAGTCGTCTTGAGAGAAGAATTTAGACAATCTGGTAATTGGTAATTTATTGTTCATATCCTAATAAATAGTTTAATCTTACGTTCTAATTATTTATATTTTAATATGGAAACAAAGATTCCCGAAATTGAGGCTAGAAATATACTTTCAACATATGAAGGTTCTAATAATCAATTATTAGATTGGAAAAGAAAATTTAAAGATGTTAAGAATTTTAAGTTAACGAGACCCCAATCTGAATATGTACAGAAATATCATGAAGTAACTCCAAAAATTGCCAGAAAACATATTAACATTGTTAGTACTTTCGGTGAAAAGATAATGGAGGATAGGTTATTAACAACTCCACCGACCAAAATTTGGTGTGAAAAATTATTATGTGAATCAGATAAGGCGTTTCATATATGGGGTAAGGTTTTAGAAATTGACCAATTAAGTGCAATGTGGTTACCAAAAGCGGCGGTTGTTCAAGAAGAAAAAAAATTAGATAGGGTAATTGATTATACCAAATACAATTCAAGACCCCCGATGGACCATCAAAAGATTGCAATTGAAAAATTATTAGCGAACGATAAATTTATTTTAGCGGATGATATGGGTCTTGGTAAAACAACATCTGCGGTTATTGCGTCTTTAGAAAGTAAAGCAAGAAAGATACTTATAGTATGTCCCGCATCATTAAAAATAAATTGGGAAAGGGAAATAAAAAACTATTCAGATAGAAAAGTTTTAATTGTCGAAGGACGTAAATGGGGTTCTACTTTTGATTTCTACATTATTAATTATGATATTATTAAAAACTACCACACTACAGACAAGAGTGAAGATAGCGACGATTATAAATTATTGGTTAATGCCAATTTTGACTTGGCAATCGTAGATGAGGCTCACTATATATCAAATGCCACAGCAAACAGAACTCGTTTATTAAATGATGTTTTAGAAACAATCCCAAAAGTTTGGTTATTAACTGGTACACCGATGACATCAAGACCAATTAATTATTTCAATTTATTAAAGATTGTAGAATCACCATTAGCATTAAATTGGCAATCCTATGTTCGCAGATATTGTAAAGGTTACCAATTCAATGTCGGTAATCGTAAGGTTTGGAATACAAGTGGTGCAAGTAATTTAGATGAACTTCGTGAACGAACGAAAAATCTTGTTTTACGAAGAATGAAGACTGACATTCTTGACTTACCTGAAAAAATTGTTACACCAGTGTTTGTTGAATTGACTAGTAAAATGTATGATGAGGAATTAGAAGAATTTACTCGTATTAGTACCGATAAGAAAAATGATGAAACAATCACAGTTACGTTAAATCGTTTAATGAAAATTAGACAACTTATTGCTTACGAAAAAATCCCTTATACTTGTGAGTTGATTGACAAGTGTTTAGAACAAGGTAAAAAGGTAATTGTATTTACAAACTTTACAATGTCATTAGATATGTTACATGAGAAATATAAGAAAGTTTCAGTAACACTTGATGGAAGAATGAATAAAGATAAGAGACAAGAAAATGTTGATAGATTCCAAACCGAAGATAAAATCAAAGTCTTCATTGGTAATATTAAAGCTGCGGGTGTTGGTATAACATTAACCTCTGCTGAAGTTGTTATTATGAATGACTTATCATTTGTACCTGCTGACCACTCACAAGGAGAAGATAGAGCATATCGTTATGGTCAACAAAATAGTGTATTAGTTTATTATCCCGTTTTTGAAAACACGGTAGAAAAAATAATTTACAATATATTACAAAAGAAAAAGGGGATTATTGACCAAGTAATGGGTGACGGAGAATATTCAGAATCCTTTAGTAAGGACTTACTTAAACAACTCTTTTAACTCACCAATTTTTTTATCCAATAAAGAATCCAACTCCTTATCTTCATAATCCGATACGTTAACAACTATTGTTTTTTCAGGTTCATTAAAGTTGACGTAGTTCCCGCCTTCCTCTTTTTGATATGTAAAAACAATATTATTTATTCCACAAAGGATTAATAGTTCATTTAGTTTATTCGTTGTAGTCATAATACCAAAAATAAACTATTTATTGAAATATACCAAATTATGGCTACAATTATTTCACAATCTGAAAAGGACAAATTATATACACAGGTTTTTCACCTATTGGGGATGCCCGTTCGTGGCATTGAACTTACTGAAGAACAAATGGATACTTTTTTAGAGTTTTCCTTGTCTGAATATGAACAATACGTTAGTGATTGGTTGATTGAATCTCAATGGTCCGCATTGGCCGGATTAGATGTTGATACACAATCCCTTTCTAGAGCGTTTACTACAAGAAGTTTAGATTATGAGACACAATACACTTATTCATATTCCAAAATAGTTGGTTTACAGGCCGGTGGTGATAACGAACTTAAAAAAGATTTTTTTACCCTTACAGGTGGTACACAAACATATGAAATACCTGCTGGTCGTGAAATAAACGAACTATTATGGTTTACAAGAGCCGAGTTAACCGATTCAATCGTTGACCCGTTTTTAGGTGGTTTCGGTGGTCTTGGAGGTGTTGGTTTTGGTGGTGTGGGAGGATTTGCTCAGGTTGGGTCTTCAGGTTCATACTTTATGTTACCAGCTTTTGACCTTCTTTTAAGAATGCAAGATAGAAGTATTAAAAATAGAATAATTGGTGGGGATTTAACATATAGGATTACTGCGGGACCTGAAGGTAAAAAATATATTCACTTATACAACGTGCCTGGTGGAAAATACGATTTTGGTAATAACGCTAATAAAAACTATCAAGTATGGTATTGGTATTATGATACCATGGATAGAGACACTTGTCTACAAAAAAACAAAGATGTTATTAAATTACCTTCTGATGTTATGACCGAAGAACTTACTTGGGATAAGTTAAATAAACCATCTCAAAATTGGGTAAGAAAATACCTAATAGGTTATTCTAAAGAAGGATTAGGTCGTATTTGGGGTAAATTCTCAGGTGATTTACAAGTTCCTGACAGTGCTGTTAAATTAGATTATAGTTCTTTATTGACTGAAGGTAAAGACGAAAGAATGAAATTGGTTGAGGAACTTATGGCTAGATTAGAAAGACTCCGCCCTGAAAAAATTCTTGAAAGAAAAGGTTCAGAAGCGGAGAATTTAAATAAAGCACTTAAGTTTAGAGCAATGCCAAGTCCGTTTAATGTAATCTAAACTTCTATTGCGTGGTAAGCGTAATCGTGTCCATCATTTTCAATGATTTCATCCTCATTACTGATTGTACTTTCAGCTTGTAGTGATACCACTTTTCTATTATGTTCCACCCAATTTTGGTCAACTAATTTTAGACTATCTTCAACATACATAAAATAAGGATCTCTACCCACTCTATTCCAAAAAATAACTTCACTATCTGAAAGTGTCATTACCTCATCAAACTTATCTTGTCCACTTTCTTTTAATGGATAACCATTAACAAGTTCACATTGTAATTTAGTAAAGTATTGTCTATCCTTTGGGTCTTCAATAAGAATATCTTCTCTAATGTTTGGGTTAAATGCAACCAATAAAGGCTCAACACGTTTGTTAAAATTACTAAGATAACGAGGAACGTTATAATCACCTTTTAAATCGGGATTATTTGTAATTTCCTTTTCATCAATCATGTAACAATTAACATTTATAACTGCGTGGTCTTTCGGCATTTCACTACCAATACTTTCAAAATACTCAATCATTTCCTTTTTTGTCCATCTAGTTTTTCTTTCCACATCTCCAGATGATTTTTTTATACCATTATTAACATAGTATATTGTATCACCTAAACCGGCAGGATAATCATTTTGAATTATTAATTCCATGTGTGCTTGACGAGACATTAAAGAACCTGATTTAGTTGTTTTTTGTACGTGTTTTTTATATTCATTAATAGATTGTTTAACACGAGCTTTATTTGCAATTTTAGATAATGGTATTTCTTTATTATATATTTTTTCTACGTAATTGTAATATAGTTCCACAAAAGAATGTCCGTCACCATTTAACAAATATTTAAAACCTTCATCCAAAAATTCAACAATATATGTTTGTAATTTTTTTGATTTAATTGTGTTACCTGTTAATTTAATTTTCTCCTTGCCTTTCTTAATTAATTTAATAATATAATTCTTACGAGATACGTTAATGCAAGATGGTGCGGTGTAGTCAATATCTAAACCCATTTCACCTCTCATGAATATGTCATTGAACTCTGCGGTGTGAGCTTCAATACCTTTATATTCTTTACCTTCTATTACTAATTCATTTAAACCTTTACCAACATACACAGCGTCTAATGCACTATCAGGTGTTTCAAAGTTCACACCGTCCGTGTCCATTACAAGAGGTTTATAACCCTTTTGCATATAGAACATAATCATCATACGTAAACACTGACGACCAATGCAAGTAATAGTTTCACCTGAATCCATTTCCCCCCAAGGGAATACGTGTGGTGCAGATAATGAACCAAAATATGCATTAATAAAAATCTTAATTGGTAATTGTTTACGGTCGTACATTTCAGCAGCAACAGGGTCGCTATCTTTTAATTCACTGGCAAGATGCTTATATTTAATACGAATGTTACGGAAATATTTCAACATCGATTTTTGTACTCCCATGACATCACACGCGGGAAATACATCATACACTAATTGAATTGATGGGTAGAGCGATGAGTAGTCAAATTTAACAATATTCTTTGCATAACCAACATTTAATAAACGAGATAATCCACCAGTAAAGGCTCGTTTCTCATCTTTAGATGGTACTGCTAAATTATTTTCATAAGACCAAGCTAACATAATGATTTTCCATAATGTTGCCGTACCCATTGTTGCAATCCTTTCATAAGTTGTTGGTACAAGTTTTGACAATAAAAATGTTGATTGAGAAAATGAATCGTCTACAACCATTGTCTCATAAAGGTCATCATCAAGATATTGCTCAACAATTTTCCTACCTGGCCATATCTCAAACTTGCCAGGATATTTTCGTAATAAATCTTCGGTACCTGGCTCACCTATTTGTTTATATCCACCTGTTTTTGGATTTACATAATAACTTTCATTATCTAGATATATTTTTGATATTTTACTACCTTCAACATACACACGATTAGGTTTTTCTTTTTCCAAATATGTGGTAATGTATTTCAAACCCCATGATTTAATTTCAGAATTGATTGCTTGAGCACGTCGTACTGAATGTGCAATATCAATGATATTAAAACCCCAAATAATATGTTGTTTATATGGCTCAACTTCATTTGCCAATTTTAACATTCCCTCTTTTTCTTTCATTCCTTGGGACGTGAAAATTTGAGTCATTCCATCAACATCAACACCAAGAATTTCCGCACGTTTTAATATGAATGGCCAATCAAAAAATGCGGAGTTGTAACCAGCAATGATTGTTGGTTTTAAGTCCCTTATATATTGGAAAAATCTTTCAATACATTTTTTTTCTCCGTCTTCCCCAAAGGCGGGAATTGTTACGTTTAAACCACGATTATCTTTAACCCCAATTAATATAATAACACAAGTTTCAGGGTCAAGACCTGTGGTTTCAATATCAAATACAAATCGATTAACACCACCATAATCATCAATACCTTTGAATAATCTTTTTTTCGTTTGAACAAGATATTGTTCTACCGGTGATAAAACCGTAAAATGTTGTCTATATTTTTCATCCCACGGATTAATACCACCCATTCTGAAAAATGAAATTAAATCGGTATACGATTTAAGACTTTTTACCAAATATTTCATACCCGACTCAAGTCGTTCATCTCCATGAGTATCTAATTTTTCAATTAGAATACCAAATTCACCCATACGTTTTTTTTGTATGGATTTTGAATTATTGTAAAAACCTAAACCTGATAAATCACCAACCCACATAAACGGGGTAAATGAATCTGATTTTACAATCTTTCCCTTTTCGGGGTCCTGAATAATTTTGTAAATTGTGTTGGTGGGGTAGTCGTATTCGACTCCGACAATGAACTCTTCGGGGTCGCCACCGTTAAGGAAGTTTTCTATAACTTCCTGAGAGATAACTTCTTTCATCTTATAATTTTTTTAAATGTGACGTATTAGCTTACTGAAAATCAGTAGTTTGCCTTGTTTTCATCTGTAAATATAAGAATTAAAATCGGTATTAAAAAATGTTGATGTATAATTTTTCTTTAACGGGTAATATCAATTTTGTTGTTGGGTTTCCGTTTGTGTCTAAAAATTGTATAGTTATTTTACCCTCAAATTTACCCATTTCTGAAGTTTGGGTTTCAGTAAATCTATGTGTAATATAATATTCCTCGGTTGTTTGGTTATATAATTTTGTTCTCGTTGTCACTAAACAATCACTATTCAATATTACGGGTTCCCCTGTTTTAACGTCAGACATTTCAAATGTGATGTCTGCACTTTCGAGCATATCATTAAATGATGATTTGTCGTTTTTACCGTCATCAATCATCCTCATTTTTAATATTGGGTCAGATGCCCCTTGTCTTATAAAGAATTCCATATGTTATAAATATTGTTTTTTTAATATTATTTATCCTCTAAATGTTATTGTTATTGGTAAATTCTTTACAAATGGATTAGGTGAATCTTGTGTTTGTGTTACTCCGCCTGTCTCAGATATAATAAATGTATTATATGTTGGTTGATTAAATATATAGTTAAAACCCGGAGCAAGTGAATATCTTGCGGTGTTCGAACCTTGTGTTAATGACACTGTACCTCCATTATCTTTAATGCTTTGAAATAATGATAAATAATCAACACCCGCACTATTTTTGGTGTTAAAACGAAGTATAACAAATGTATTACTAATAAAATTAGGATTATATGTAACAACTATATCACTAGGCTGTCCTGTAGGATTATATGTGAAAAGTGATTCACCATTACCATCGAAAGTTGCACTCGTCTGTCCAAAAAATAAACCCTCATCGCCCGTTAAATACCATTCACTAGTAACTACCATTGGTGATGTTGGACTTGGCGTCATAGTCATTGTTGGTGTCATTGTTGGTGTCATTGTTGGTGTTTCCGACGGAGTCATCGTTGGTGTTAAAGTAATGGTAGGTGTAATACTAGGTGTTGGTGTTACTGTATTAGTTGGTGTCATGGTTGGTGTTTCTGATGGGGTCATTGTGGGCGTTTCAGAAGGAGTTACCGTTGGAGTTTGACTATTTGTTGGTGTTTGAGTTATCGTTTGTGTTGGCGTTTGTGTTGGTGTTTCCGACGGAGTCATCGTTGGAGTTTCACTTGGTGTTTGAGTTGGTGTTTCCGACGGAGTCATCGTTGGAGTTTCACTTGGTGTTTGAGTTGGTGTTTGAGTAATGGTATTTGTAGGTGTTACCGTATTAGTTGGTGTTAAACTAATTGTTGGAGTAATACTTGGTGTGGGTGTGTTGGTCGGTGTTACTGTATTTGTTTGTGTTAAAGTAATAGTAGGTGTTTGAGTTGGAGTTGGTGTTCCGGTAGGTGTAACAGTATTAGTTGGTGTTTGAGTTGGTGTAACAGTATTAGTTGGTGTTTGAGTTGGTGTGGGGGTTGCCGTTCCGGTTGGTGTCATAGTATTAGTTGGTGTAATACTTTGAGTAAGTATTGGAGTTACAACCGAAGACCAAATTATGTTTCCATTTAAATAAACAAAAGATGGTGTGTTACCATTAAACTTAATATCTGATGCGTTTGTAAATAAACTCATTTTAATTTATTATAATATACAATGTACCACTAACTGGTGTTATCGATGCATATGATGATGATGTAATAGTTTCGAGTTTATTAACGGTATTTGATGACATAATATTACTTCCGTTTACATTTGCACTGCCAGTAACATTTAATGAACCTGTTAACGATAAACTACCACTAATATATTGACTACCGGTAAAATAATGTGAACCACTATCAACTAACGTTTGTCTAAGTGTGGATAATGTCGATTTATATGTTGTACCACCAAATGCAACCGCGGTAACTCCGGTTAAACTTGGAGCAATTGAACTAGATAGTTCTGTTATTTTTTTTCCTGCCATTTAAATAAATAGTTTAAAATAGTATGATATCATTATTATTTTCAGTTATTATGTCTTCACCATCCTCTGTCAGTAATGCGTTTGAAAATACACCACTTAATGTGTCTAAACAATCTTCATAACATTCAACAATGTCAAAATTTGGTTTTATTTCGGTCAGATAATGGTGTCTTACTCTCGGGAAATTTAATGGTTCTTCAAAATATTTTATTTGATAAACATTAAATTGTGTATTCCCTGTATGTAATGATTGTATACCACTGGTTCCTCCACCCCATATTTGTACAATTTTATTTTCAGATTCTCTTAGTGAAGGTATTATTTCCTCCCAATCTTTTACTTTATAAATTAAATTTCCATTTAAAAATATCTTTAACGTACCCAACCTTCTCTGTTTTTCTGAAGCCCACTCTCTATTTAATTTCTCAATAAATTCATATGTTGGTGTTGCCCCCGATAATACATCTATTGAGTTTGTTATGGTATAGCCAGTTGTTATTTGAGTTGTTGTAGTTCCGGTTGATGACCCAGTATAAGAAATAGGGTATGGACCTCTTATTAAATCGTTCCACCCACCGTCGTTTTCAATCTCACAACCTTCGTAGTGTTTATATCTGTCGAAAGTAATGGTTATATTAAAATCCATTGAAGTACCACCACTACATAAAACAGGGGTTTGTCCTGAAGATATATAATAACTCTCAGTATAACCCGAACTTGAATCACATAAACCAGAATACCTATAAGATTCCCATTTTATTCTACGGTCATCCGTAAACGAAAAGGAAAGGTTGTTGTCAGCATAGTTAGATTGTACCGTTTCCCCACTAATACCCCAATAGTAAAATGTAGTACCACCCGACCAAGGTATATTCTCCTTATTAAAAACAAAATCCAAAGTCCAACCCTTTTCAGTACGTCTTCTAATGTTGAAATTACATGTATGACCTGTATATCTCTCGTTAATTGGTATTGACCACGGAGTTGTAAAATTGGTATAACATGAAGAATCTATTGTTAATCCTGTATATATAATTTCATTTGTTAAATCTAAAACGTCGGAATCATAATTCACGTCTTTTGATAATTCAAAATCATATAATTCGGAAGAATCCAACCTTAAATCTAATTTTAACCCATAAAAATTTAAAATATTCTGTCTATTCATGTTTCTATAAATATCTTTCATAAGATTTGATATTTATAATAAAACCGATTTAGATGAATAATTTTATAAAACAGGTAATTGAGGAGAAATTTGCATCAAAAGCACAACAAAGGTTCTTCTACGCTAAGGCGAATGAAAAGGGTAAACCTAAGAAAGAAAAGAAGAAATGGAGTAAATGGGCTAAGGAATTCTCTGATAAAACAAATTATGACGAAATACCTGATAAGGTAGAGACAGAGGTCGATGAAATTGTAGACAAATACGGAAATATTGCTACAGGCAAAAAACCAACTGATTTTAATACGAAAGGTGTCACACAAAAGAAAACAAGTGATGATGTTGCAAAGGCGGCTCATGGTTCTATGGGTAGAATGGCTAATGTTGGTGGATCAACAATGAGATATTGGGCTGAATCGGATATGAGTAAAGCGTTAGGATTTGACGACACGATGGCAAAAGATGCTGATTATGAGGATGCTGAAGACCATTTTAAAGGTGAATTAGGTTTAGATGAACCTGAAGCTGAAGATAGGTTAGCTCAAATGGGTTATGATAAAAAATTACCCGCGGATAAGGTAAGATTGGTTGAGAATCCTAAAAAATTCATGGAGGAATATATCGAAAGTGTTTTATCTAAAAGGGCAAAAGACAATGAAATCGTTTCAAAAGACGAACAAACAGAAGAAAAAGAAATTAACCCAATTGTTTTAAAACAATTAAAATCATTGAAAAATACAATGAATAGTCATAAATTATCAATTAATGATATTATGAAACATTTAAAAGATAATGAATAAAGATTTAAAAGATAGGGTATTCAACATACCTCAAAACATATTGGACAAAATTAATCACACTATTAAGAGTTTGGGTGGACAACACGTACATGGTGTACAAAGAGCACAAAAACTTTTAACAGATAAAACTGTAAAATATGGTCAACTTAAAAGAATTATCCACGATTTCCAAAAAATGGATAAGTCGGTAGATAGGGTTAAATATGATTTATCCGGCGGAGATTTAATGGATAAGTGGTCTAAACAACATTTACAGGGAGAAAGAGATTTAGTTAGTAATGTCAAAGACGCAAGAAAAAGAGCTGATGAAATTGGTAGTATAGGTGGAGAAAGAAAGAATAGTCATCTTAAATCACATACTAAAGATGAAACTTTTAAAATACCAACCAATTTATTAAAAAGTAATTCACATAAAAATACAATAAGTCCAATATCATCTCTTGGATTGTTTGAACAAATTCAAAAATTTAAAAAATTAATATCATATTAATATGGCAACACAATTAGAAATTTTAGCAGAAAAACTTAGAAAAGAAGTTATTAGTAAGAATAGTTACAATAGTAGTAACGGTTATTCTTCAGTTAATAAGAACGCCTTGTCTGATGGAGACGAAAAGGGTAAGGGTGACGTTAATGGACAAGTTGGTTCCTCCATTGATATACAAAACAGAATCGATAATTTAGGACGAAATAGATACAACAACGGTAATGAATATTCATCTGTTAATAAGGACGCCCTATCTGATGGGGATGAATTTGGTAAAGGTGATGTTAACGGACAAGTTGGTTCATTAACCGATATTAAAACAAGAACTGACGTTGTTGCTAGAAATAAATACAATGAATCAAAAGGTTACCCTGATTTTTAATTTATGTTAAATAATACAATCTTTGACATAATCGAAGAACAATCTATACTTAAAACAACTAAAACGAAACCTATTGTTGATGCCATCAAAAATAGGAAAAAAATTACGTTTTATTATTCTGGACCAAGAAAACCTAAAAAAGATAGTGTGAAACCGGGTTATAGAGTAAAGGCAGAAGTCGTTGCATTAGGATTAAGTAAAAAAGGTAATTTGGTTATGAGAGCATATGTTCAACCCCCATCAACCTCAAAAAAGGGGTTTGCAAAACATGGATGGAGAACGTTTATGTTGAGTAGGATGAGTGGAACTAATGTGACCGATGAAATTTTTAACGAGAAGAGACCGGGTTATAAAGAAGGTGATGACAATGGATTAAGTGTTACATATGTAACAACTGATTGGACTAAACAACCCAAAACCAAAAAAGTCGAAAAACCACAACCAAAAGTTGAACCAAAAACCACAGTTAAACCACCTATTGAAAAACCTGATGTTAATGTTGAAAAACCCCAACCACAAGTTAAAACACCGGAACCAAAACCAACAGAATTACCTCAACCAAAACCAGAAGTAAAACCAACAAAAGCACAGGAACCTCCTAAGGAAGAACCAAAACCAGAGGACTTACCACAACCAAAACCAGAAGATAAACCAACTCAAAACCCTGAGGAGGATAACAATCTTCAAGAAAATTTAAAAAGAATTAAGAGTTTAATGTTACTATAAAAATAGTTATAATTAAAAAAGAAAATATTATTATCATGTCACAAGGTAAAGGAAGTATATCACAAAACGATTTAATGAAAAAATTAGTTCAGGCCAAAAAAGTTATGAATAAAGTAGATGGAGGAGATTATGAAAGAGGTCACGTTAATGAATCTATGTTATTATCTTCTCCTGAAGATGTAATGAACAATACTGAATATCAATCAACTCCAACAAGACCAATAGGTTCCCCTTCAATTGATAAAATACAAAATTCTAAATTACCCGACGCAATTAAAAGGGCTATGATTGAAAGTCCAATACAACAAATGAACCAAATTTCATTAAACGATACTCTTGATATGGATTTTATTAAGGGAGCAAAACGATTAATGGAACAAGAAGGTGTTGCAACTAAAAAACAACAAGTACAACCACAAAGACAACAATCTTCAGGTGGTAATATTGATATGGGTGCAATTGCGGTTCTTATTGAAAACACCATACGTAAAGTATTGGATGAAAAATTAAATCAAATTCTAACCGCCCAAACAACATCAACTATAAATGAAAATTTAGTATTAAAAGTTGGTGATTCTATTTTTAAGGGTAAAATTACTGGCGTAAATAAAGCCAAGTAATTTTGTTTTTCCAATTTTTTTAGTTATATTTTAGACATATAAAGTAACATAATGTCAAAATTGAGAATTTTAGCTATTCCGTCCGATGCCCATGGTGTGGGTAAATTTAGGATAATGGATCCATACAAATATATTGGTGATAATCACATGGATGAATTTCATGTTGACATTTCATATAATGTTGAAAATAATGATGAAGCGTTTTTAAATTATGACATTGTTGTGTTTCATAGTTTTATACACCAAACAACTCACGAAGATAACGTTAATAGAGTTTTATGGTTAAAGAAACAAGGAATTAAAGTTGTAATGGACATTGATGATTTATGGTTTGTTGACCAAAGACATCCAATGTACCAACAAATAAAAATTTCTAAAATGGGTGAGAAAAAAATCGAGTTACTTAAAATTGCCGATTATGTTTCCACAACAACTTCCATCTTTGCTAAAACAATTAAAGAAAGATTAGGTGTTAAAAACATTGTTATTTTTCCAAATGCCGTGAACAATGAAGAACCTCAGTTTAAACTAAATCCAATTAAATCAGATAAAGTTAGATTCGGTTGGTTAGGTGGGTCATCACATTTACACGATATTGAGTTAATGGCAAGTGGTATTTCCGCGACACATAATTTATTTAAAGATAAAGTACAATTTGTTTTATGTGGATTTGATTTAAGAGGTAATGTAATGGAAATTGACGATAAAGGTAATCGTAGAAATAGACCAATTAAACCACATGAAACTGTTTGGTTCAAATATGAAAAGTTCTTTACAGATGATTATAAAGTTTTAAGTGAAGAATATAAATCATATCTTAATACGTTTATGGAAATTCCATATGATGATGAAAATGAACCATATAGAAGAAGATGGACAAAAGAAATAAACACATATGCAACAAACTATAACACTTTTGACGTATCTTTGGCTCCGTTAGTTGAATCTGTGTTTAATGCAAATAAATCACAATTAAAAGTCATTGAAGCTGGTTTTTATAAAAAGGCTTTGATTGCAAGTGATACAGACCCATTCACTTTGGATTTATTGTCTGCGGTAAACGAAGGTAATTTTAATGATAAAGGAAACGCATTATTGGTAGGTACAAAAAAGAATCACAAAGATTGGGCGAGACATATGAAACGATTAGTTGAAAATCCAAATATGATTGAAGACTTAGGAAACCGTTTATATGAAACAGTTAAAGACACATACTCACTAAAAAAAGTGTGTCAAGATAGAGTAGAATTTTTCAAATCAATTATAAATAAATAAAACAAACACGTATGCATTACTTAGTAACTATCGGTTATGAAACCGAACAAATGGACAGAAACGGAAACGCCCGTCTTCAAAAATTAAAGTACATTATCGAAGCGGAAACTGTTGAAGAAGCGACAATTGTTGCGTCAAAATATAGAGCCGGAGATGTTCGAACAAGCGAAAGTATTTCAGTTGCAAAAATGGCAATTGAATGTGTTATCGACAAAAAGAACACGCCGGAATATTACAAGGCTTAATAACAAACACACCAACTGAATTATGGATTTCTACGGTAGAGATATACAGATAATGCGACAATCGCAAAGTAAAATGGCTTTAGAATACCTTAATACAGTTGGTGTTCAAGTTACATTTGAGGAATTACAACGTGTAACGGATGTATTTGTCGAGTGTTGTTTAAGACCACAAGATAATGACTTAAAAGAGAGAGTTAAGAAATTAGATAAATGGATATTAGAAAAAAAACTAAAAAATGAATAAAAAAGAAATTGAGGACTATATAAAAAAATTAAAAGAGTTTGAAACAGAATTATCTAATGATGATGATTTGGATTTTAATTTTATTAATGAATTAAATGGTGTTTTAAATAAAATTAATACCGACATTAAAAATGAAACTCAAGAAACACCGATATATAATAATTCATTAATTGTTAAAGTTAAAAAATTGAGTGATAATGCCGTTATACCATCTTATTCTAAAGTTGGTGATGCTGGTATGGATTTAACAATTACAAGAGAAATTGAAAACACATCTTTTAGTGTTTCCTATGGATTTGGAATCTCAATGGAAATTCCAAAAAATTTCGTTGGTTTAGTATTTCCGCGTTCATCAGTACGTAACCAAGATTTGATTTTATCAAACTGTGTGGGTGTAATTGACAGTGGGTATCGAGGTGAAATACAGGCAACATTCAAGAAAACGAACGGATTAGACTCAATTAAATACAAAGTAGGAGATAGGGGTGCTCAGATTATTATATTACCCTACCCACAAGTTAAAATGGTCGAATCAGATGAATTATCCGATACTGAAAGAGGAACGGGTGGATTTGGGTCCACAGGTCAATAGTGAGATATTTATATAAAATAACAATTGAAATTTAAAATTTAAAAGTTTTGGCATTAAAACCTAAGGTTGGGAAAAACTACTCAGTTCCCGTTGTAGTTGAAGATAAGAAAATATCTCATAAAGATAAGATTAGACAAATAATAAAAAGACCAAAAGAAAAGTTCCTAACTAAGAATCAAGAAACCTATTGGGACATTCTTGGAGAAAATCAAATTACATTATGTTTCGGTCCTGCGGGTGTGGGTAAGTCCTACATAGCGATGAAACGAGCCGTAGACCTATTATACGACGATTCTAACAAGTATGAGAAGATAATTATAGTTAGACCCGCAGTTGAAGCTGAGGAGAAATTAGGGTCCCTTCCGGGAGGTTTAGAAGAGAAATTAGACCCATACATTTATCCATCATATTACCTTTTAAATAAGATTATCGGTAAAGAGGCTCGTGAAACTTTAAAAGATATGGGTTATATTGAAGTGGCGGCACTTGCGTACATGAGAGGGTGGAACGTAGATAATACAATATTAGTGTTTGAAGAAGCCCAAAACGCTACACCATCTCAAATTAAGTTGTTATTAACTCGTATTGGATACAATTCAAAATTCTTTATTTCAGGTGATCTTGAGCAATCGGATAAATTTAGAGATAAAACAAAATCTGGTTTATTTGATGCAAAGAAAAGATTACAAGATGTAAAGGGGATTGGAATATTTGAATTTGGTATGGAGGATATTGTACGAAATCCAATCATCGGTGAAATACTAAATAGATACGAATAGGGTTTACTTATAATCTCGATAATGTTATATTTCTTATATGGAAATATTCATTAGTATCGATGGTGTTTTAAGAAACACAATACAAAAATTTGACTACCACTATAATGATGCATATCTAGCATCTGATTTTGAGAACGAAAATAAGTTCGAATACGGTGTTGTTGAGCCAATTAAAAATGATGATTTGTTTAATCATTATAGGTTTCAATCACAAGACGAATTCGAATTTTTTCTTTTTATGGAATATCCTATTGAGATATTTGGTCACGCTGGTTTAAGTTATTCAACAACATTTACCGATTTACATAAATTGTTGTTCGAAAATAAAGAACATAATTTTACGTTGGTTGGTTTAAATGAATTGGGTAAAGCAAAGCCCGCTACTTTATTTTTTCTATCAAAAAATGGTTTTCTTGGTAATAATATAAAATTTATTAAAACTGAGGATATTAAAAATACGTGGGACTTATGTGATGCTTGGATAACTGATAATAAACAAATTTTAGATTCGTGTCCTGAAAATAAAACAGGAATAAAATTCAATAGCAAATATAACGGACACTTTACTTATAATAAAGAAATAACTAAATTAACTGAAATACAAGAACCATGGTCGAAATTTTCGGAAAATACTACTACATTGACCTTGACGGAATCACAGAAAAATGTAGAACAGGAAACAAAATAAAAACTGAAGAAGAAGAAGATACTTTAGAAATAAACATTTTCAAATATGAAATTATTAAAATGTGTTTAGAAAGAATCTTAGGTGAGGTAGATGATGTTGATGAAGAGATGGGTGCGTTTGCACAAAACTCAACCACCACATCATTTAAAATAGCATTTAACACCCTAATAAAATATAAAATCTTAATCGAAGAATTAAACGAAGACGATGAATAATAAAGAAAACATTGAAAAATTAGAGTCCTCATTAGGAAGACTCGCAACAAAAGAAAATGTCATATATTTTTTAACATATGATACAAGAAATAACGCAAGAGCATCTGTAAAGCATATCTACGATATGGCATTGATATTGAAACAAAACGATTACAATGTTAAAATATTAGTAGAGGATAAAAGCTATACTGGAGTTAGTAATTGGTTAGGTAGCACATATGACGAATTAAGTGTTGTTACAATCAAAGAAGATAAAATAGAAATAAAAATAGATGACGTACTTGTAGTACCTGAATATTATTCAAACGCATTAGAACAATTATCTAGCGTTAAATGTGTAAAGGTAATGTTAATACAACAAAAAGATTATATTTTTGAAAATCTACCAATTGGTAGTCGTTGGAGTGATTATGGTTTTGATAGAGTTATTACAACAACAGAAGAAACTAAGAAATATATTTTAGATATATTTCCAGAATCTTTAGTTTTTGTTATCCCTCCAATTATAGGTGAAAATTTCAAACCAATATCATTACCATTAAAACCATATATTGCAATTAGTTCAAGAGATAGATTAATTCATAGAAGAATCATATCTGAATTTTATTTAAAATACCCACAATTACGTTGGATAACATTTAAAGATATGGTTCAATTATCTTATGATGAATTTGCAACCGCATTAAAAGAATGTATGGTTTCTGTTTGGGTTGACGATGACTCTACGTTTGGTACGTTCCCATTGGAGTCGATGAAATGTGGAGTTCCTGTTGTTGGTAAAATACCAAATATTGAACCTGAATGGTTAGACGAAAATGGAATGTGGACATATGATATCAATAAGTTGGTAGAAATATTAGCAACTTATGTATTGGCGTGGGTTGAAGGAGTTGAATTAAGTGATGAGGTTAAGGAAAAAATGAAGGATACTTTATTACCATATAGTCTTGATATAACAAAAAACAATGTACTATCAATTTTCAAATCACTAATAAATAAAAGAGTGGAATCTATCGAGAATGCACTTAATAAATTAAAAGAAGAAGAAACTACAGCATGAAAAATATAACAGTAATTTTACCAATTCATACCTTATCTGATGATTATAAGGAAATGTTAAATAACGCACTATCATCAGTCGAAGATTTTCATAATGATGTAAAAGTTTCTATTGTTTGTCCAACATCATTAAAAAAAGATTTAAAAGATTTATCAAATAAATTAGAAATAACGATTGTTACAAATAAAGGTGAGACCGATTTTTGTTCACAAGTAAATTTAGGTATTGACAATTGTGATACTGAATGGTTTACAATTTTAGAAATTGATGACGAATTTAAACCAGTTTGGTTAAAATCAATGAACGAATATAGTAAAGTCTTTACAGATGTTTCTGTATTTTTACCAATAGTTAAAGATATTAATGTAGAGGGTAAATTTATTAATTATACTAATGAATCTGCTTGGGCATATGGTTTTACCGATATGCAAGGATTTATCGATAACGAAGTTTTATTAGATTTCCAAAATTATCAAACAAGCGGTGGATTATTTAAAACACAAGTCATTAAAGACAATGGTAAATTTAAAGAAAATATTAAATTAACATTTGTTTATGAATTCTTATTAAGATTAACACACAATGGTGTTAGAATAATGACAGTTCCTAAGGCGGGATATCAACACGTAAATCTAAGAGAAGATTCATTATTTTGGAAATATAAAAATGAGGAAAAAATGATTCTATCTGAAAACGAAGTTAAATTTTGGTTGGACACAGCAAAGAAAGAATTTTTCTTTAAAAATAAACGAGATGTAAATTATCAACCAGCTTAATGCCGAGAAAACGTACCCAAAAAATTTATTTTGGGGAGGATCAAGAGAAGGCGGTAGTCAGTTACCTTGAAAGTAGTGACGATGCAGAAAAAAACAAGATATTCAACGAATATTTACGAGAACCCCTAATTATAATGGTCGAATCAATTATTCGACGTTATAAACTTTACAGAAAAGATTTAGAATTTGAGGAAATTCATAACGATACAATGTCGTTTTTAATTACTAAAATTCACAAATTTGATCACACAAAAAATCATAAAGCATACTCCTATTTTGGGACAATCTGTAAAAACTACCTAATGGGGGCAATACAGAAAGACACAAAAGAACAGAATAGACAAGTTTCTTATGATGATATATCATCTGACATTGAGGATAGAACGGATTTATCCTATGTTATTGATGAGTATATCGTAGACTATCGGGATGTTATTATTAAACTAACAATATCCTTAGAGGAGTTTATGGAAAAAGAAGACCTAACAGATAACGAACAGAAATTAGGTTATGCGTTACTTGAAATTTTTAATAATTTTGATAGAATATTCCAAGTTGGTGACGGTAATAAATTTAACAAAAACCTAATTTTATTATCATTACGAGAAATGACATCCCTTTCCACCAAAGAAATTAGAATATCTCTAAAAAAATTCAAAAAGATGTACGACGGGATTTTGGGTGGATTTTTAGAATAAATCTATTTATAGGTATGAGAACACAAAGAAATTTAATATCATTAGATGTTGATTCTGCATTGGCTTTAATGCAGGAGATATATAATGATGTAGTTGAGAACCGAAACACCGCCTCAATTATTATGAAAAAAATGCTTTCTTTTATGAAAGATGCTGAAGATATGAGTGTTATTGGTCCCGTAATCAAAGAACAACAAAAGGTTTTAAATGACCTTACCGAAAAGAAAATATCCCTTGTAAAATTACAAAGTGCACTCCTTAAACAGACCCAAGGAACGGGTAGTGGTAAAGGTGGACCTATGGGTAAATTAACATTATCTGAGGAGGATAGAGATTTATTGGATAAGTTGGTTAATGACGGTGACAATAAAAACGAAACTAACTATAGATTATAATGGCATCTAAAATAAAAGAACAGAAGTCCAAAATAAAGGCCAAAATTGATGCGGTTAAGAGAATTGCCGACGACGGTGAGAAAAGTTTCAATGAGAAAAGTGATAAATTCTTAAAGGACTTACCAACAACTGATGCCCTTTTTGGTAAAAAACTTTCAGATTTTGCTGAAAAAAGAAAAAAGAAAAAAGAGAACAACAAGGATATTTTTGGTGAATTAATCGATACCGTTGAGGGGTTTTTAGGAACAAACAATAAGATAGAGATTAACGAAAAAAGTACAAACAAACAAAGACTTAGACAACACACAAACGATTCTATAAATGAAACTTTAAAAAGTTCAAAACAGATTGTTATGGATAGTGTTAAAAAGGTTTTATTTGCCGGAGACGGTATTTGTGGTACAAATAAATCTTTAATTAGTAGTGTGACCATATCACCTTCTGAATTTGATTTTATGAATGTATTAACAGTTTCACCCGTTAGTAATAGTGGTAAAATTGTTTACGAAGATAATAAAGATAGAGGGTTAGTTAAAATGAACCAATTACTTTATAGTGGTTTTACTTCACCACAAACATTTTATACAAAGGACCCCGACCCAATATTTGACATTAATTGGAATGCATCAACTCAAAAATATACATTTGATAATTTTAGTGTAACCAAAGTTGATGAATTTTTAACAACATACTACACTAATATAGAGTTTTTAGACATCAGTGGTGTTACAAAAACAGCAATGTTAATGACATTACAAGGAGATGGTACCGAACCTCCTTTATTTGATAAAGGTTTTAATGAATTAAATAGATTATTGGCAAAATTATGTGCATTATGTAACAACCCAACATCTACAGGTACAAATCAAAATCCAACCACTGAATTTAATGAAAATGATGAAGACATTGAATTTTATTTTGATTTTGATAATGTTGAGGGTATTGATTTGGATGATGAAAGTGCGAGATATAAAAAAGTATTGAGATTTAAAGATTGTAACAATTTTGAATCTGTGGCTGACACCTCTCACTTTGAAGATTTTGTTTACTTATCAAATAAGAAAAATTTAAACGATGCTGTTAATAATGCATTGTTAAATGCCGCGGCTGCAGCACATGAGACATCAGACTCGTCTATACCGCCAGATAATTTTCATTTATCATTATTAAACACTTTTATTTTAAATTTACCAAAGGCATTAATAGGTTCCGTATTGGCACCGAAATATATGCTACCAATTGTTATTATATACAAATCAGTTGTTGCTGGTGTTGGGGGATTGGTTGAATCCGCAAAAGAAATAATGAAAAAATTGAGTAAATTATTTAATGAAATTATTAGAAATCTACTTTGGAAATTTTTATCTGAGTTTTGGAAACGAGTTAAAATAGATTTATTAAATTTCTTACAAAGATTAGCATTAAAAATATTAAAAAATAAAGCAAAACGTTATTATCTTATTATAACATCGTTAATTGCACTATTAACAAAATTATTAGAATTGGGGTTAGATAATTGTGATTCATTATTTAAAATTATATCTCAATCAATAGATTTAGCCTTAAAGGGTGGTATTTCTAGTATTACTGGAGGTCTTACTGGAGGTGCTCAAGTGCCAGGATTTTTGTTAGGGTTGTCTCATTATTTACCTGGTTTTAGTACGGATAGAGCGTTATTAAATATTACTGAAAAATTAGAATCTTCTGGAATTAGTACAGGTCCAATTTTTGGAGAATCAAATAATTTAACTGCATTAGTTAAATCTGTAATTGATGGTCAAACCGAAGAACACGACGCAAACAGTTTTATACAAGTATCAACACAAGAGGTTATTATACCAACACCGTTTGGATTACCAATTATAATTCCACCGGGTATTATAACAAGTTCAGGAAAAATGTTTTAACATGGAAAAAGAAAATTTAATTGAAATAGCAAAAGACCCTAAAAATAAATCAAATAAAGATTTATTTGTTGTGGTTAATGAATTATATGGTGAACACGAAAAAACAAAAAATTTAATTATAGATTTAACAAGACATTTAGAATCTATTGAAATTTTATATAATAATGTAAATAATGAAATAGAGAAAAGAATTAAGAAATGAAAATAATAGATATTGGTATTTGTGTTGATAATTTTGATCCGGCTGGTTTAGGTGCAATTAGATGCGTTAGATATAGTTCTTGGGTTAGTCAACAAGAAAAGGCTTTAGAATACACAAAATGGGATGATAATGATTTATTTTTAGCATATCCATTCCTACCAACAAATATTAATTTTATTCCAGAAAAAGGTCAAGCGGTTAAAATTATAAATTACAATCCTGATAAAGATACTGTAAATACAGAATATATTGCCGGTCCTTTTACAACAATGTTTGACTATAATTCACAAACACATTCCGCACAGGTTGAAAATACAACATATGGAGTTTCAGCAAAACACGGACCTGCGGTTATGGATTCCACTAAAGCAGATGGATATAAAAATCCTAAATCAGTTGCTGCGTTCGCAAAAACAACAGACTTTGGTGTTTATGGAAAATACGGTTCTGATGTTATTTTTACAGAAAATGGTGTACAACTTAGAGGTGGTAAATTAATCGCCAAAGACTATGCATCGACGGGTCAAAAAACAATAATGGTAAATCAACCATTAATGTCCAATAAAGTATCAACACTATACCTTAAAAAATTTGGTAAAAGAAAAGAATTTAAGGAAGAAAAAATAACCACGAACACCGTTGCAATATCTGACTTATCACATCTTATAGAATATTCAATAGATAAATTTAGCGGTACAACAAGAACCGTTAGTTTATATGTTTATAAATTAACAAAGCCGTTCGGTGGTTTATATAGAACGGATAACCCAAAACTATCCGATGTTGATTTAATTCAAGACCATTATAAGTTATTAAATTTAGATGGGACAACAACGGGAGCAACTCTTACCTTTACAACCGAAGATACCGAAGAAACTTATTGTACAATAAGAGATGTCTTAAAAACATTACACTTAAAGAGTCTTAATGAATTTAATACATCATACTCAGAAGGAGATTTACATCCTTTTTATTTTAGACCAACAAGTGAATGTAAAAATAGAGTTTTATCCGACACAACCCAAAAAACTGAAAGAAAAACTATATTCAATAAAATAACCATTAATAAAGGATGTGGTCCAATTAATGGTTTGGTATTTTCAAGAACAAAGGTTTCACCGCCGGTAACTCCAGTTACAAAAAAAGAAAACGTTCTTAAAGATTCAAACATTCCGGGGGAACAGACTTTTGCGTCTTTGAAATCGGATAACATATATCTTATATCTACAGATACTAACGATTCAGGTAAAACAATTGATTTTACCAATTTAGACAAATATGAATTAACCCAAGAAAATTATTTAAAGGATATTGGACCAAACACATACTCAACTGTTAGAGGTGAAAATTTATTAGAATTGTTAAGAGCAATTATAGATTTATTAAACGGACATAAACATAATTTAATGGGTCCTTTAGTGAAAGGAGACCCAAATTACGAAAGATTAATGGGGTTATATTCCTCTTTTGAAAATGACATTTTAAATAAATCGATTAGAATCAACTAATTTGATATTTATAAATAAAAAGAGATGTCATATTTTCGTTCATATTTTGAGAAAAACAACACAATCATAAAGGATTCTGCTGTTAATACCTCTAAAAATCCAACAACTGAGATATTTTATGGTTCTGGATTTTCTAAATTTATATTTAAATTAGATTTAGACAGTTTACAGAATAAAGTAAACTCGGGTGAATTGGTTGTAACCAACACCACTAACCACACATTACATCTAACAAACACGATTTTTGGTGACGAGGGACTAAAAGGTAAAAACAGAAGTACCTCAAGAGATAGAGCAACTTCTTTTGATTTAATAATCTTTAAAATAACAGAATTTTGGGACGAGGGTGTTGGTTTTGATTACCAAGACTCTGGTTATGATTTTACAACTGGTAACCACACATTTGATGAGAGACCATCTAACTGGTTTAATAGAACCACTTTAAATGAATGGACAAGTCAAGGTGTATATGCAACAGACCCAATTATAGTAACTTCAATGCATTTTGACAATGGTAATGAGGATATTAATGTCGATATAACAGGATATGTTAATGGTATATTATCGGGAGATACAAATCACGGATTGGGAATTGCGTTTTCGGTGTTATATCAAGATTTAAGTCCCGAGGTTGATAACTCTGTAGCGTTTTTTACGAAATACACCCAAACGTTCTTTGAACCTTATATGGAATCAACATTTGATGATAGAATAGAAGATGATAGACAAAATTTTATCGGTGGGGTTGACCAAAATTTATATTTGTATGTTACAAAAGGTTCTAATTTTTATGATTTAGATGAACTTCCAATGGTGGATATATTGGATAGTACAAATACCGTTATTAGTGGATTGTCCAATTTTACAGCAACAAAAGTCAAAAAGGGAGTTTACAAAGTTACATTTGGAATTGATGGTGTTTTGTGTGACGGTAAAAAATTCTTTTTTGATAAGTGGAAAAATTTAACCTTAGATGGTGTTGACATTTCAGATGTCACTCAAAAATTCGTACCTAAACCATACACCTCATTATATACTATTGGTGCAAATCAAACAGAATTACAAAGATATGCAATACAATATTTTGGTATAAAACAATCCGATAAGATAAAAAGAGGAGAAAAAAGAAAAGTTGTAATAAGTTTTAAATCAATTGACAATCCTAAAACGGTGTTATTTGACGAGGTTTATTATAGAATGTTTATAAAGGAGGGGGTTACCGATGTTATTATTCATGATTGGACTTTGACAGATACCACAAATGAAAATTCTTTTACATTAGACACGTCTATTTATATTCCGAGGGAATATTTTATAGAAATAAAAGGAAAAACTCATACAGAAGAAATCTTCTATAAAGAACATATAAAATTTGAAATTTTATCTGAAAAATAAAAATATTTATTATTATGAACATAAGTGAATTAATTAAAAAACATTTAAGTAAGGTGGTTAAAGAACAACAAGAATCTCACATATCTGAGGACGGAACGTACATGGTTTTAAGTAACCTTGTTAAAATAAAGAATGATATTGAAACAATACTGTCATTTAAACACCAAACCGATTTCCCTAAATTAGTCACAGGAGAACATGCTTGGGCTGGTGACCATATAACAACATCTGCGGATGATATTGAGGAGGTTGCTAACTTCATTGATGGTTATTTTGAACAAAAAAATCTGTCAGAATCAGAGAAAAAAAGAAACAAACTTTGTTCAAGAGGAATGTCCGCAGCCAAATCTAAATTTAAAGTTTATCCATCGGCATATGCAAATGGGTACGCAGTACAAGTCTGTAAGGGTAAAATTAAAGGATTAGATGGTAAAAAACAATGCTCCGGTTCATACTGTAGTGGTAAAAAGTAAATTATGAAAATACACATAAACGAAGAAGATTTACGATATATTAAATTATCTATTAAAAATGGTGAAGTCTTAGAAGAAGACTTAGGTAGATGGTTTAAAGAAAAATGGGTTGATGTAAGTCGTAAAATTGACGGTAAACATCCTCCATGTGGTCGTAGTGACGCCGATGGTGAAAAGGGAAGAAAGGGTTACCCAAAATGTAGACCCTCTAAAAAAGTATCAAAAGACACCCCTAAAGTAGCTTCTTCTTATGATAAAAAAGAAAAGAAAGCAATGACATCTCAAAAAAGAAACGCAGAAAAGAAAGACCCAAAAATTGGGAAAGGTAATAAACCAACAATGACAAAATTCGATGAACAACAAAATGTTGACGAAAGAAGTAGAAGTTTTGCGTTTACAAGAAAAAAAAGATTGTTTAGTCAATCAGAAAAAATGTCTAATCCCCTTAGATATAAAGAATCTGATAGATTATCTGAAAGTGTAGAAAAAAGAACAATTATTCAAATATCTGAGGATCAATTTGAAAGACTTTTTGAATATAACGAAGAGACTCCTGTTTTAATTTATGAAGATGAGTCGGGTTCTGTTCAAAATACAAATTTTGAATCAACCAATATGTTAAATGAGGCCGAGTATCAAGGACGTAAGGTTCAACTTGGCAAAATCATGCAAGGTGATATTAAAAAGTTTAAAGTGTATGTCAAGAATGACAAGGGTAAGGTCGTTAAAGTAAATTTCGGTTTCGGAGGTAAATCTGCGAAAGGAAAAAGAATGGTTATTAAGAAAAATAATCCTCAGAGACGTAAATCTTTTAGAGCTAGACATAATTGTGAAAATCCTGGACCTCGTTGGAAACCAAGATATTGGGCTTGTAAAACTTGGTAATTAATAATAAATTATATTAACCCCACACTCATTTAAAAGTTGTTTGGCCTTACTTTGGGATTCATCCCACTTTTCTTTATTTTTAGTAGTGCAGACTTCCTTACAATATACCGTCTTTATACCAGAATTAACAATTCCTCTAGCACAATCCATACAAGGTAATCCCGATGTTAAATAGATTGTTGAGTTTTTAAGGGACACACCCTCTAACGCAGCATTATAAATCGCATTACGTTCCGCATGTTCCATCCAGAAGTATTTCTCGGGTCTTTCCTGACGTTCAGGTTTAGAATCGTCTAAACCCCTTGGAAAGGAATTATAACCCGTAGAAAGGACGTTTCTACCCTCCCCAACGACAACAGCACCTATCTGTGTAGATTGGTCCTTAGATTTAAGTTTTACAACCTCTGCAATTTCTAAAAAATATTCCGTCCAATTCATTATATTAATTTTTGTGGTGACCAAAACATAATACGATTATCCTCGTACCTATTTAAATGTTTCCCTTCTTTTTTCTCGATTAATTTACTCATTTGTAGTAAATGGTCTCTATTTTTAATATCAATACCCACAGCATATCCATTACCATCCTTCATATAAGTGGTTTCTCTGATATATTTATCCTCATCGTCCAATTTAAGGTATTTTATAATCTCATCCTTCTTGCTTTTACAAGAAATACCCCTTTCATCAATGAGTTTAATAAGAACATCTAATCTAAGATTCTCGTATTCCATAATGCAAATATAAATAATATTCTGGAATATGCCAAAAATAAAAAACCCCCATAATTGGGGGTTTAAATTATCTTACTACTGTAAATTTACCTAATTGTGAATTACCACTTAGTACACCGGGAGCGTCTGAATATAATTCAAGACCCGATTGTCCATTTTTTAACGATGCCCCACCGTATGTTCCTGGACCTGTTATAGTACCAACCATAAAATTTGGTTCTGCCGCTGTAATTTTTATTGTATACATTTGGCCATCAACATCTCTCTTAGTATTAACTACTTGACCCACACTAAAATTTTTAGGTTGGTGTTGTTCATTTAATAATGTTTTGTTTAATCTTTGGTTAGCCTCAATTATGTTTTGTAATTTTGCAAGTTTTTTGTTCATTTTTTAATTGTTTATAGATATAAATATTTCAGTTTAAATAAAAAACCCCCGATTTCTCGAGGGTCTTTTAATATGATAAATCCTAAGATTATCTTAATGTATCCATATTGAATGTTACAATACCTTGTACATCGATTACACCGAAGTAACGGTTGTTCACCATTTTCTTTGCGTAACGTGTCATGATACCTTTGATAGGTGTCATGTTGAATGGATTGTACATTGTTGGAGTTAATTGTAATGGCACGTATGGTGCGTATACATATCCTGCGTCCAATAATGATTTTCCTTTATGTCCAATCAAGATTTTTCCAGCTGGGAAGTAAGGGTCACGATATACTTGATATCTTCCAGCAAGAGAACCGATTTTCTCGATACCCATGTTGTATGAATCTTGCTCAGGAGCTGCATTAGATACGTGGAAATACTCTAAATCATCGAATACTGCAGAAACTTCTGAAGAAACAACAATCCAGTTAGCACCACCTCTTAATGTAGTCTTGTGGATTTGAGCAGAAATTTGGTTAACTTTAGTTACTAAAGTTTGGTTCCAATCTTTCTGTGTGTAACCTTGTAGAGTTGCTCCACCAGTTCCACCGTATTTCCATTCGTTATAATCCCACTTAGCTTTCCATGCTGCACCTTTACGTAAGTCACGTAAGATTTCACGGTCAACTTCAGCAGCGATTTGCTCTGATAATAAAGCTGTCAATTCTGCCTCAGCATCGATGTTGTGGAATGCACTAACGTCTTGAGCCAATTCAGGAGACCAGCTAGCTCTTAATTTTCTTTCAGTTACAGAAACTGTTACTGATTCTAAATCAAAAGAAACTTCACCGATTGCATCTTCAAATTCTAAAGTTGCATAACGACGGTATTCCGCTGTAAAGTCAGTACCATCTAAAGATGTTGTACCTGTTACAGAAAAATTAGAATAACCTGCAGTAGATGAATAAGATTGTAAATCAACGTTTAAGTAGATTGCACCATCTTCATCACAAATGTCATTAAATTTAAGACCATTTGCACCTGCGGTTCTTGAACCGTATTCTACAATACCTTTACCATATTTCTGAGTTACTACGTTAAATGGTAATGATGTTCTACCACTTAAACCAGCAATACGAGGACATGTTAAAGATAATGAAGCTAAAAATTCTTCAGTATCCATTTCGTTACCGTCTGGACCTGCTAATTTACCTTGACCTGGTTTAGAGAAACCAGTTAATTTCAAGATTACTGAACCTAATGAAGTTACAGTTGAACCTGAAGTGTAAGTTACTCCGTTACCTGCTTCACCTGCAGCAAATTCGTGAAGTGATGTACCTGTTAAAGAAACTGTTGAAAACTCTCCTTTAGAGTAATCAAACAAACCTTGATCGTTTGCATCACTGTTCTCGTAGAAACGATCGTACAAGTTAATACCTGTATAACCAGTAGAAGCACTTGATCCACCAGCACCACCTGGGATACCGTAAGGAGAATAGTGACCGTTACTTGCGTTTCTTTCTTGAATTTTAGGTACGAAGAAGAACAATTTACCAATTGGTAAGTTCATTGCTTGTACTGAAACGATGTCGTTTGCTAATAATTTAGAGAATACACGACGGATAATTGGGAAAACTACAGTCTCGAAAGAACCAGATGCATCAGCTGTTGCTGCTTCATTGATTAAGTAAGACGCTTGGTTTTCATACAATTGCGCGATGTTATCTTTTTGGTGACCGTTAAGACCTTCTAAAAAGCCTAAGTCATCCCATTTTTTGATGGTATCTTCTTTGATAACACGAAGGTGCTTAAGACCGATGTTACCTACCATACCTGATTCTAATAATGCTCCCATTTTTTGAATATTTGTTTTTTGGTTTTTTTATTTATTATTTTATTTTACTCATCAAATCCTTCATTCTCTTGAATTGTGGATTCTCATATGCTTTAGCTTCTGATAATACTTCTTGAGATGTTGATGTTGATGGAGTGTTTGAGATTTTTTCAACTACTGATTCGGTAACTGTTATTTTTGTACCTAATTCAGTTTTTATTGTATTGAATAGATTTTTAGCCTCATTCATAGTAGAAACTGAATCAAATCTCTTTAATATATTCAATTTCTCCTGTTTTGTTGTAGAATGTTCTGTGAATAAACGAGTGGCATAAGCTAAGTTCGCATTGAAAACAGCAACTTCATTAAGTTTTTCTTTAAAAAGGATTAACGCCTTCTTATACTCAGAATTTTGCTTTTTTAAGTTTTCAACTTCTTCATTCATTTCGTGACGACCAGCTTTGTATTTTTTACCCTGAGGTGCTCTAACGTCAGCTCCATATGTTCTTGCAGCTTCGCCAAACTCTCCTTCTTTAGATTCTTCTTCCTCTTCAGAAACCTCAATTTCTTCAGAATCTTCGTCTTCTTCATCTAACTCAATTTCGTACATAATTTCTTCGTCCATTTCAGGTTCCATTGCTGGAGCTTCCATTTCTGATTCATCATCACCATCAAGTTTGATAATATAGTCGTCATCACCTGTAGACATTTCGACATTGTTACCGTCTTTTTTAACTACAATACCATCTTCTGGTTTCATAGCCTTAAAAACTTTTAGTACTTCATCATCTGAAGCACCTGTCATGTCCATTACATCTTCATCATCTGCAGAAAAATCATCCATAGATGCTTCTTCGTCTTCTGATTCTGAATCTGTAGGTAATTCATCATCACCCATTTCTGAGTCTAATGAGTCGATACCTTTCATAGGATCTTCGTTATCGAGGTCTGTTGCGTCATTTTCAGCATCATCAGCTTCAGCATCATCTGCTGTTGCTTCATCGTCTGACATATCATCTGCCTCTTCGTCAGGATTAACTTCGTCCTCAGGTTGCTCAGCGGCAATCATAGGGTTTTCAGTTTCTTCCTCTTCTTCCAATGATTCTTTAAGCAAGTCATTCAGTTCTTGTTTCATAGTTGAAGCAAGTATACCCTTTGCATTTTGCTTTACGGCTTCTTCAAGTGTTTGTACTTGAAGTAACGCTTGTTCTAAAATTGATTTTTCAGTCATTGTGAAATTTTGTTTTATTATCTTATAAATAGTACGTTTTTATGAAAAATTCTCTTTTTCGATATAACTACCCCTATAAAATTTATTATTTAGATAAAAAAGTATCTAAATTTCCCATTAATTTTTTCATTCTATCCTCAACTTGGGGTTTTTTCTCTTCAGACTCTTGATATTGGTCTCTTTCAGATTGGTCCGCAAAAACATACGCACCTGGAGTTGATGGTGATGATACTAAATCAAAACACACTAACTCGAAGTCCTCCTGAACAATATTTTGTCCTTTTACATTTTTAAGTGAACCAACACCACGAGAAGATATACCTAAAGTTGCTCCGTTCATAATTAACATTGCAGCTTGGTCTCCTCTAGTAGATACAATACCCATCTTTCTCCAACCTGGAGAAGTGAATAATTTAATTTTACCCATTAGGATTTTACCGTCCCACCATGTTTCAAGAATTGAATGGGATACTCTATCTAAGTCGATAAGTGAAGATGAGGGATGGTTTAATTCATTAAGTGCTCCACCCTTTTTGATAAGTGATTGATATTTCTCGTTTTCTCTCTTAAGTAACATCTCAGGATAAATCCTTCCATTCTTATTTGCAGTGTCGTATTTTTGCAAAACGGCATAAAGGATAAGGTCTTGTGAAAAGTCCATATCCTTCGCCTCTTTAATAATTTGTTTGTTATCCTCTGGTGAAACGTGACCAGCATCGTACTCTATTAAAATTCCGTGCCCCGTCTCTTTTGGTCCTAATATCTTCATTTATAGATTTTATTACTATAAATACATCAAGAACCAAGTTATTTCTTGCTTTTGTGAAAATTGAACAGTTTTTTATCAATTAAACCGTCATTAACAACATCTACCAATAAATTTTTAATTGTATTTTTAATTTCTTTTGATTTAACATCAAATTGTTTCTCAACATATAAAGTTATTTCGAGGTTCATGAATGACCTTTTTTCTAACTTAATACCTTTTGTTCTTATATCTAAATCAACAATACATTGGTCTTTAAAATTTGAATCTTTAAGATTGTATATTGATTCTTTTATTTTTCTTCTTGTCTTTGAAATGGTTTGATTATAATCTTCAGTATCATTTTCTGGTTGTACCCATGCATTCAATTTCAAATAAACGGTTTTAAGATTTTTAAAATCTACGGTACCATAACCGATTTTTACATTGTTGTAAGTCCCTAATGGGATATACTTACCTGTTTTCATTAATTTCTCATTATTATATATTATTTTATGGTGTTATCTAAAAAATAAGAAAAAAAACTTACAAAACCAAAAATAATTTTATATATTTGTAGTATACTTATTATATTATGATTATTATCGATTTAACAAAAGAAAAAAGTATTGAAAGTGCACTTAGAACCTATAAACAAAAGGTTCAAAAAACTAAGCAAATTCAAAAATTGAGGGAAAGACAACAATTTGAAAAACCTTCAGTTACTAGAAGAAAAGAAGTTTTAAAAGCTGTGTATGTTCAACAAATAAAAAATGGTCTTAGTTAAGACCATTTTTTAATTCTGTTAATCTGTAGTAGTTGTACTTAGATGTTGTCATTTGACTAACTTCATCTTTTACTTTATTTAGTTTAGTGGTTAAATCAGAGTCGTTTGATTCACTTAAAAGTGTAGATACCTGATTAATAATTGATTCTTGTAATTCATTACTTTTAGTTACTAAATCATCATAAGAAATTGATAAGATATTTTTTAATTCTTCTTTTTGTGATTCTGATAATGTGTTAGAATATAATACGTTAAAATTGTTTGCTAATACCGCTTGTAGTAATGTTTCGTTAGGAACAATAGTTGAATCTTTAGATTCTTTGATTTCCTTTTTAGTTGTTAAATGTTCTACTAATTTCTTTTTTGCAATAACTTTCTTTTCAATATTTGATAATGAATCTTTTTCTGATAACATATCTAAAGATTCGTATAATTCTTTGGTTTCGATTTCAATCTCACCCAACTTAGTATTTAAAGATTCACAAAACATATTTAAACTACTCCAATTACCTATTGGTTGACCAAAATATGTATTTAATCCTTCAACATATAACTTCGCAGTTTCTTTATCTTCAATGTATTTGTTTTCAATTTCTTCATAAAACAAATACATTTCTTTAAAGTCTTTGTTTTCTTTGATTGTGTTTAATAAATCTTTAACTTCTTTCTTATTCTCTTTAGCGTAAGATTCAGTTAATTTCGTCAACATTTTGGTTTTTATAACCCCGAATTTGTTCATTTTTAATCGTTTATAATATCGTTCAATTTATTTTCTATTTCATAAATATTCTGTTGAGCTCTTTCCATATCAAATAAAACATTTTTTCCTTCTTTTTCTTCTCCCAACATACTTAATATCTTTGATTTTTTAGATTTAGTAAAAGATTCACTCAATGGAGCTTCTCCCTCACCTCCCGATGGAGGGGTTGCGGGTGCTCCACCCATATCCATTGCTCCTGCACCAGCAGTATCACCACCCATTGCACCTGCAGCTTCTAATTTTTGTCTTTCTTCTTCAGAAATACCATACTTAGAATCCACGTCGTCAAATACGCCAGAACGTTTAATTATGTTTTGTGTATTTGTCAATTCAAATCCCATTGCTCTTTCAAGTCTTTGTTGTTGTAAATCTAAAATAACCTCTGAGTCACTCATACCAAGAATATTCTTTTTAGCCCACGTGTGAGATACTGGTAAAATACCGACTTGTGATTGGTCAGATGTTGCGTCTTTATAAAGTGTAATCTTTTCTTTCCACTGTTCTATTTTTAATAAATCAGATTGTGCTGAAGGATTAGTTAACGATAAAGAAAAATTATCTAACTCATCTTCTAAACCTAAAAGATATAAATGTACTAATGCAATTTTATTTAATTCTTGAATAATAGATTTTTGAATTCTATTAATCGTTCTCGCAAAACGAATATCCATTAATGCTAAACTCTTACCTTCACCAACAACTTCTTCAAATCCTAAGAATGCCTTTGGAATACGTAACGCCGCTAATAACTTCTTTTGAATATATTCGATATCTGCAATTTCACCTAAATTTTGAGCCCCCGGCAATGTTTCAATTGGATTGCTTTGTGCTGGATCTTGGTCTACCGCCATTTGATTATATCTCATATCTACATTACCATTACGTGGATCTGAAACTTGGTCTCTTTTAAATTTATTAGCAACACGTTGTACATAAGGTTCAATATCCTTATCATCCATGTTACCAACGAATACTTTGAATACACGTCTTTCAGGTGCTCTTGATGTTCTGTAAATTAACATTGCATCTTCCGCAAGAAGTAATTGTTTCCAAATTCTTCTAATCTTGTCTAACATAGAAGTTCCATAAGGAAGTTTTCTATCATCACCTAATAATCTAAAGTGTGCAATCTCCCATGCTTGAAATTCTAAATCTTTATTCTTCCAAGTAAATCTTAACTCTCTTGTTGGAACTTTAATATCAGTATATGAGTTCGGTGTTTTAGATGCCGCACCCTCAATTCTTTCAATTTCAATATTTGGTAACTGTTGACAACCAACAACTCCCTTCTCAGGGTCTATTTTTAAATAAACAAAATCGTCACCATACTTACAAAGACCTCTTGTCCACATTTGTAAGTTAGTGTTAACATCTAATTTGTTATTAAATAAATCATCTAATATATTTTTAACTCTATCTGAATCTGAAAATATTGTTAATATTTGTCCTTTCTCAGACATTGTTGTTGATTCTTCAGCATAAATGTCTAACGCCGCAGATATTTCGGGAGTAAACTCCATAGATTCATAATCGTAATATGCTGATAACCTATTTGGTTCGTAATAAACAGATTGATTGTAAAGTGATTGGTCTAATTTAGTCCACTTATCTGCAATGTATTGACTCTGTTGAGCTTGTAACATTGCCTTTTCATATTCTTCTCTACTATCCGTTTTTAATATTTCATCTTTGTTGAAATTAAACGAAGGTGGTGCAACATTTTTTTGTTTTGCTTGATTTGGGTAACCAAACACCTTTGTTAATCTCTGAAAGACGGTAAGATTCTGTTCTGCCATGTATATAAATACTTTTCTTTACAATATAAACTAAATTATTGATAAATGGAATCTTATTTTGATTTACCAAATAACCACATATGTTCTCTATATGCGTCCTTTGATACATTCATATTATTATTTGGGTGATATAAATTTTGATTATCAATCCCCATAGAACCAATTTGGTCAAATGCAGTACCGTAAGAATAAAACGATTTATTGGGTTCATACGATCTTTCTGACATCGTCCAAGACTCCAACATTGCTTTATTTGCGTTTTCGTTCTTTTGTAATTGATTGAAACACATATCGGCAGCATATAACGCCATTGACATACTCATAATTGCATCATCGTGAGCACCTTTCATGTGGTCGGGTCTACCATTTATATAAACAAACGTATTAAGTTCATTTAATAACCTACTTGACCTAACTAAAAACCCCTTTCTTAATTGTTCCTCGAAAGCAGCAACTATTTGAGTTCTTTTATTGTTAAAATTTATACCGGGGATTTTATCCATGGCCTTTTTATTCCACTCCCATATATTTTGAGTGTTTATCCCATCGATGTATAGATTTTTATATTGCATCTCTTGTAACTTCCTAGACGTTGCAACACCCATACCCCCTGTAATATCAATAACAATATATGCCTCATACAAAACACCCCATTTATATGCAACTGCAGCCAAATCATCAGGAGGTATTTTTCCAATGTATTCTGCAACCTGTTCCCTTTCATCAAAGTCGATAATATTAATTGAGGAGAAGTCTTCACTATCACCTCTACTAACATCTACACCCATAATGTAACGATGTCCCTGAACAGGTTCCTTCCAATGCCAAAATGTACCCTGCATATATTTTTCTTTAGGTACACGTATCATATTCTTAGCAATGTTCTCTTGAATATCACCCGGAATAACACCATCACCCGAACCTAAGAAATCGCATTCCAATTCCTGAGCAATCTTACGTCTATCATATTTAAATTTCTTAGACATTGATTCAAACCAAGAAGAGAACGGTTTATATCCTTGTTCAATATATTCATTATAATTCTCTGGATTAAAATCCTTCATTACAACTTCATCATCATTATATTGTTCTCTATTCAACATGTAATGACAAATGTCTTGACACTTAACCCAATGTAAATCTTTGGTATAACGAGGGTCTTTAAACCACCTTAAATCTGTTATATGGAAATCATTGATTCCACGTAATGCTTGGTCATAAACACCGTAATAGATAGGGTCATAACCATTTGGGGTTGAGATAAGAATAATCTTACCACCCGTTGATAGGGACGCCATAGATGCCGCCCAAAAATCCTCACCCGCTTCAATATAAGCCGCCTCATCAAATACAAGTATAGTTGGTGTATAACCACGTAAGGCATCTGCAGATGTTGCTACCGCCTTAACCTCACACCCATTGTTTAATCTAAATCTACTTTCTGAGTTCTTATCGGGTGAGAACCCAACATTAATCCATTCAGGCCATTGCTCAATAAAATTTCTAACTTTATTGGCCATTTCCACCGCAGTGTCACGTTTGTTTGCAATAAGAAGAACCCTTTCTGGTTCATTTTCCTTTGCGGTTTGTAATTTCTTAGAAATCCAAGCGGCAGTTACCGTAGTAACACCAGCCTGTCTATATTTTCTAGTTATGTTTTCATTATA